TTGTTGAGATCGGAACGGACGGCAGCACCAGTGCCGTTAGCGATCACGTAATCGTGTTGTGCCATGCCGAGTCCTTACCAGGACAGTATTTGTCCAACTTTAGCCGCCTCGGCCATAGCCAACCGCACTCCAGTTGAAATTACGGTTGACCGCCGTTCCACCCGAGTTTTTGAAGGTGACCGTGAAGCCGGTGCTGCTGATGCTGGTGACCTCAAAATATTCGCCGCTTCCCATGTTCAAAGCCGTAATGCCGATGCTGGGCAAATAGGTGTTGACGCCGCCGAGGCTGGCCGTACCAACGAAAAACGGTTTGTCGAAGGTGATGGCCTTGGCGCCTGCTCCGCTGGCAATCGTGCCATTGCTGTTTTCGGTGCGTCGCTGCAACGTGGCGGTGTAGCCCAGCTCGTCGATCAGGATGTTCTGCGCCACGTCGTTGGATTGCAACTCGGCTTGGAACTGGAACGCCCGTGCCTTGTAAGTGCCGCTGATGAACTCCTGATAGGCCGACCAAGTTGGTGTGCCGCTGGGGTTGTCGTCAGTGGTGCGAACCTTAAGGACAGCGTTGACACGGTTCACGTCGGCACCGTCCCAGTTCAGCCAATCGTCAACCAGACCGGAGCGGCCATCTAGCGTGTCGTTCGGCAGGAAACCACGGGTAACAAAGTGGCGCGTCAGATCCAGTGAGAATGTGCTGCCGAGATCGAGTGCATTGGCGAAGCTGTAGGTGCCGGTGGACGTAATGTCGCCCATGAAGTCGAACGAAGTCAGCGCATCAACGTCGGGGACGCTGTCAAGGAGTTGAGTGCCATCCAGCGTTAGGGCGTCATAGCCATCGTCGTAGAAAACATCAACTTGGCTGCCTTGGAACGGCGGGCTGTCTTGGTCTTCACGACGAGTTTGAACGATTAACTTGCCTTGCGTTTCAGGCAGGTCAATGATGATGCTGGTTTCGTTGGGGCTAAGGCGTCCGCCATCATCAATAAAGCGAACAAAGATTTCACCTTCCACCAACGGGATTGTGGCGGTAGTTGCGTTTCCGGGAAGTGCAGGAACAAGGTCAACCGAATCGTTCCAGCTAGCAGAGCCGTCAGTTAGGGCAGAGTGGCGAACGTAAACCGCACCACCATTTACAACGTCGATTTCAAACGATGGTTCCCAGCTAAGGCGTGCTGTGTTGTCGCTCAGGACTTCAAGCTGCAGGTTTTGAACATCGGCGGGGTTAGCGGTTTTGCCAACCAAGTCGAATGTTGCCGTTGAAATTGGACCTGTCTTGCCTAAGGCGTTTTCAACTTGGATTTGAACGTAGAGCCTGCCTTCACGCAGTCTGGTTAAAGCAGTTGATGGAGCGGTTGTATTGATTCGCTGCCAGTTGTCATCGTCCATCCGATATTGAACGACGTAGTTATTGACTGCACCAGCAGGCGGAATCCAATCAAGCTGGAAGCCGACAAGGGCGCTACTTCCTTCGGCGTAAATGTATTCGTAACCGTTAATGCTGGATACGGCGCCCGGAGTTTGGGTCAGCGTTGAAATTGTCGGGGTAGTAATTACAAGATCGTCTTCAATGGAGGCGTAAATGGACTCGTTGTACGCCAATGCGGTTACGCCATAAATCCCGCCTTCAGCCTCAGCGACATTCAGAACGCGGAATTGCTGTGCTTCAACATCGCTGGTTTGAATCAGCCAGATGGCATTGGCGTTGGGTGCTTCGCTAAACGCGCTGCTGACGTTGATTGTTGTGCCAGAGATGCTGCTAATGGTTTTGGTTTCTACCAAGCCGTTGGGCATCAGCGCGGAAACCGTTGGGCTGTTGGACAGGTTGACGGTCAGATTGGTGCTGCTGTCAACGGTGATGGCAGTTGTGGTAGCAGAGCTGACGCGACCGCTACGGCGTGTCCCAGCCTTCATCGGATCGGCAATGTCAATCACCATTCCGGGGCGCAGGATGATGCCGCTGTCGATTGAGACCGAGAAAGTGACGGTTTCGGTCAGGTTTTGTTCGCTCAGCAGCGCCCATTTACCAGCGCGGTGCGCTTGACCTTGGCTGTAGCAACCCAGCGCCTTGATGTCTTTGTTGATGATGCCGTATTTAGAAACGGCGCCTGCATCTTCAACGTATTCGTATTGAACTTCGCCAAGCGATTCGTAGGTCTGGTACGCAACAGTTGCGGTGGTATGACGTGCCTTTTGAGATGTGCCGCTGTAAACAAAAATGCCGTCAACAACGTTGCTTGGTCCTAGCAGGTATTGCGAATCGCTGGGTTTGTCCTGTTGCAACACAAGTGAGCCAGCACCGTAATAGGCAATGCCACGGAACAGGCTGGTCATCTCTTGGATGACGTTGTAAACCTCGTCGCGGCTATTGATTAGCAGGTTGCACGAGAAACGAGGCTCCAAGCCGCCTTTGCCGTTATCAACCAACTCGTTGCAGTATTGGCTAATCGAATAAAAGTCGTAGCGGTCAAGGTTGCTGGTGGGAATACTGGCACCGTAGCGGGTATTGGTCAGTAGATCCCACAAGCACCAAGCCGGATCGTTTGTCCATGTTGCTGCGGCAAAAGTTCCATCCCAGACACCGGCGTAGGTGATGCGACCCGGATACGTAGTGGTGTCAACCGTGGCGTTGCTTGGGACGGCAACCTTGATGCCACGAACCAGATATTTGCGGCTTGGGATGTTATTAAACTGGCGCGAGTCAAAGCGCAGAAACGCAAGTGCGGAGTTTGGGTAGCGGAATCGCTGATCAATAATTTCGGTGTAGCTGTACCAGTACAGTTCGTTTTGCGTTCTAGCTGATGAGGCGTCATCACTGGTGCGAACGACCTTGATGTCAACGGGGAACGCGCCAGTCAGTTCAAAGATGTAATCGCGCTGGTAACGGCTGCTGGTTTTGCCGGCAATCGTGTCAGAAAGAACGGTGTTAAAGCCGCCGCCGTTGTATTGAACTTTGATCTCTAGCGAGACGCTGGTCGCAAGGATGTCGCCGTTGGTCTGAAACTGTTGAAGGTTTGGGACAACAATGGTGACGCGGATTCGGTCAATGTTGTTGTTGGCAATCGAACGAGTTACAGGAAAATCTTTGGTGATTTCAACGTTGACGATGTTCTCACTTTCAGTGCCAATGATGTCCGGTATAACCGCCTGATCCTGCGTGCCATTGCGGGTAACAACGGTGTAGCCCGTGAAGTTAGGGCTGTCGTTGGCATCAACGATTGGCGTGCTATCGAGATAAATGCCCTTGGTGCTGTTTTCAATGCCCTGAATTTCGCCTTCACCAAGAAGGTCCAGCACATTGGCGTATTGGACTGACTGCAGCGAATCGTCTGCCTCTGTTGGGGTTCGTTGTGCAGCACCACCACCAGCACCTTTGCCGCCACCGCCACCACCGCCGCCACCAGCACCAGCGATACCGAGACCGAGGCCAGCATTGTGGACGCGAACACCGTTAGCGATGAAGGTGTGATGGCCTTCGACGGTCAGGTTGTAGACAGTGCCAGTGCAAAATTCGGTTTTACTGACGATGGGGCGGAGGTGGCCGTTGTGGTCAACGAGGCAGTCGTCAGAACCGAGCGTGTTGATTTCGACGAACGCATTGAACTGGTTGAGAACCCAGTGGTTCGGGGTGGCATCAAGATGCTGTCCGCCCCAGAGCGTGTAACGAATGACGCGCTCGCCTTCGTGTTCGTGAACCTTGAGGATCTTGGCTTCGTGGACTTCGCCGGTGTGGTCAAAGCTCAGAACTAGATCGTCTGGCTGTAGTTCATCAATGCGGCGTTGGCCGCTGGGAACCGCGACGAGCGTATGCCCTAGGAAGCAACCGCCACCACCGCCACCACCAGAGCCAATAATTCGTGTCATATCAGTTGATCGACGTCAATACCAACAGAGATTACAGACGATCCGGTGAAGCAACGGCCATAAATAATTGGCACTGGTAAACCTTGTTTTTCGGTGTTGACGATGCCCGAGAAAGTGAAGGACTCAAATTTTGCAGCATCACGCCCCCGTTCAATAGTGGATGTGGATTGAACTGGTGCGGGTGATAGAGCTTGAGCAATGCCGCCAAGAACCAAGGCCACACCCAATCCACCAATAGCAGAAGCGGCGACACCTCCCACCAAGCCAAGACTCACGGCGGCACCAGCGCCTGTAGCGCCACCCAATCCGAGGCCAAGCCCTAAAAAGCCACCCGCAGCGGGACCGGCAATGATAGCCAACGCAACAAGACCGATGCCCGCAAAAATTTGTCCCGCGCCTTGTCCTGCGCCAGTCAATACAGGAGTAATGCTGAATACTTCACGTTCACTCCACGGACCGACAATTAAGCCTGCATTGTGTTCTGTAAGTTTTTCTTTTCCGATGGTTACGCGATAGCTAATTCCGTCATTTTCGCTATCCAATAACCACTTTTCAAGGCCGGGGAAGTTGACGCAAAGTGCCTTCAGCGCCTGCGCTGGGGTGTCGGCCTCAAACTGGAAGCGGCATTGCCCCAGCTTTTTACGAAGTGCGCCGTAGACCTTAACGACTTTCATGCCGCAGGACTCGGGCGGTGCTTTTCAAATAATAACCGCCGTACACGTCCCTGCTACTGAGCCGTTTCTGAACGTGGTGGATGATCAGTTGGTCACCTAGGTATATGGCGGCGTGGTTGGGCAAGGGCGACTGCAGTTGCATCAGGATGGCGTCGCCGTATTGCAGCTCATCCAGCGGGATTGGGTAAAAGCCTTCATTGGCGAAGTTGTCTAGGTATAAATTCTCACCTCGTAGCCAGAACTCATCGCGGCGGTCGTAGTCGCGGAGGTTCAGCCCAAATTCGCGGTTGTACCAGTCCCTGCAGAGCGTGTAGCAGTCCACCACGCCAAACACAAACTCGCGCCCCACGTAGGGCAGTTCAAAGCCTTCTGGCTCGCAATAGCCCCACTGTTCGGTCTGGGGATTGACGATGTGCCACGGCAAGCCGGACTTTTCGCAGGCAACGCGGTCGGCTTGAGATGGAGCTGGATTGGTCTTGGGGTGGCTATGCACCACCGCCACGATTTCGCCTTGGTCTTCGGCGGCAACGTAGTCGGCGGGGTCCAGTACGAAATGTTCGTCTGGCGTTTCGGCCATGTTGCGGCAGGGAAAATACCGCTTGCGGCCTTTGACCACCGCCACCAAACCGCAGGATTCTTTGGGGAACTCAGCCTTGGCGTGTTCCAGTGCAGCAGCCTGTACGGCTTCGGATAACTTCATTGGGTCAAACCTGCGCTAGGGAAGGAACCGAACGGCAAAACCGCAACGTCCCTAAACGTGTAGTTCTGATCAGGGGCAATGAAGGAATAGGTTTGCGAAGTGAAGGTTGGGATTTGGTAGAAGTCGTAGTTGTTGTAGGTGCTGCCAGAGTTAGG